GTTAGTTTCCATTTTGCTGCCACGCTGTTGGGGTAGCGTAAACGCCAGGTAATGCTAGTGGCGCTTTGGATTTGGTCGTACGGCATGGTTTCCGTACCGGTTGCGCCTGGCACTATGCGCTCGGCGTAAAATGAGCCTGCGCTGGTCCAGGTCTTTGTTACCTGGCCGCTGTTATTTGTGGCCGTAGTCGGCTGGTAAAGCGTAACGCGCAGGTCTAGCATCAGCTAAAGTTTTGGCGGTAGCGAAACGCTAGGCGGTCAAAAAAGCGGTTTGAATTGTACGGCAAGTCGTCGCCGTAGTCGTACCCAAATTTAATGCGCTGGTACAGCGCGTGTTTAATGTCTGCGGGTGGGTTAGTGTCGCCGCACGTATAAACTATCACCATACGCTCCGGGGTTTCTTTTAGCGTAAGGGTCGTGTTAACATAGGTGTAATCGGTGTATAAAACTTGGACCGTTGCGGTGCCTTCGTCGTCGTATGCCGTTACACTGGTAATAGCCGTAACCGGACCCAGGGGGAGAGCGTATTGCTCCTGCCCCCAGGTGTCCACTGTTACAGTTGTTGCACCTAAACGGTAGCCGGTGTAGCTGTTAAATTCCTCGACCGCTGCGCTAAAAAGCATAGTTAGTAGCGCGTCGTCTGCGCTACCGTCTACACGGCAAAAGGCCTTGACTTCGGTAAGGTTTACCGTAATCGGAGTATAGCTGCTAACCGTTACCATTTGTTTAGATAGTTACGTCAGTTGCTAGAGCAAAAGATGCGTTGCGCAATACGGCTACGTCCATAAAGCGCTCAACGTAGATTTCCACGATTGAGGACTTCATTTGGCTGTAAGGGTCTACCATCAAAGTGGCACCGCCCCAAAATCCGATTTGAACGTCTGCGAAGTTACCGAAAAGCAAGCCGTAGGTATCGGGTGAGCCTACTGTCTTTTTAGAAACGGTAGTATTAAAGATATTGTAACCGTTGGCAGTCTTAACTGGGTCCAGCATGCCTTCAACCAGGAAGCGTCCGCTACCTGCGTCTACTTTGGTTTTCTTTAGCTTGGCTACTACGTTAGGGTGAGTAACGTAAGCAAGGCTGCCGGCTAGTGCGTCGCTAGCAGCTAGTGCAGCTTCCATGTCTACCAGGTCGTCAAAAGTGATAGCACCTAGGGCCAAAGCCTGCGCTGCTAGTTCAGTGTAGATACCGCTAGGCTGGTTGGATGAGCCAGTACCGTTAAGTACGGCGTTCTCTAGTCCTTTGTTGAAAGAAAGGTTGAGCTGCTGAATTACGCGCTGCTCAATTCCACGGCTGTACTCTTGGCGCAGCAATTGGTTTGACATAGACGCAGAAATTACGGCACGCTTTGGCGACATAGTAACTTTATCAAAGTTGATGTCTTGGACGGTGTCGGTTCCGGTTTCGGTCTGCCAGTTTAGCGTGTAGCTAGACGTTTGCTTAGGGAAGTCGATGTTACCTACCAGGTTCTCCGCAACCGAGCAAAGGCTAAGGGTTGGAGTGTTAGGGTACAGAAAGTCGATGTAGCGTCCTGGCTCGGTAAATACCAAGTCGCCGCCAAGGTTTCCACCTGCTCCGCCAGTAACTGACTGAGTACGGGTGAAAAGCATTTCGGGCATGTTGATAGCGTGCATGTCGCGTGCGTCAACTCCGAGCTTGCGCTTTTCGTTTAGGCCTTCTTGGTTTACTTCGGCTTCTAGGCCAGTAAGTTTACCGCTGCGGGCTTCGTTAATAGCCTTGATGATGTTAAATTTTCCAAGGTTGCGAGCTTCGTTTTTTGAAAGCTGACCTTGAACGGCTGATGCGTCAACAAAAGTGTTAGCTCTTGTTTCTGCCTCGTTTTCGTGATTTTCCACGGTTTCGGGGTTTTGGGTTAATTGTTCGGGTTCTGCCTCTTGTAAGGCTTTTTCTAGCGACCGTAATGCTACGGACGTAGTGGGGTTAGCCCCGCGAGGGGTTAAGCTAATATCGTACATTTCGCCAATTTGCTCGATTACTCGGGTTGGCTTTTCGCTGCGTACGTTCTCCCAGCGTTCTTTTTTAACGGTAAATGCCCAGCTTGCCTGGTCTACGTCGCCGCGACCTACTAGCGTGCGGACTTCGTTACCGGTTGAGGTATCGGGTAAATCAAAACGGAACCTTAGGCCCTCTTGGTCCTGCTCTAGGCTTAGGGTGCCTTCGCCGTATTTAGACCTAGCCAGTACGCGGTCGTAGTCGTGGTTGTAAAGGGCGTGTACGTCGTAGTCCCTTAACTCGCCTAGCGCGTTAACGTCTATGCGCTCCATAAATGAGCCCATGTCGTACTCGTTCCAGTTAAGGGCGTAGCCTTCTACGGTATTACTCTCCGTTACCGGTATCGTCCGGCTGCGTATTTCCTTCTCCATTTTGCTCTTGTTCACTGCCCATGTGCATAGGCTTGTTATATACATCGCCGCCTTCAATAGGTGCTAGCCCTTCAATGCGGCGTATTTCATTGGCGCTCATTACGCCTATGTTCCAGTAACTCACGTTACGCTGTACCTCAGTGGTAATGTCGCCACGCATTAGGGCCTTAAGGTCTAGCTGGAATACACGGTTACCACTTAATAGCTTATTGGTAAACTCCATTTCGATTACCTCAACTAAAGGACGGATGCAATCGCTGACAAACTGCGCGTTTTGCGCCTCAATGCTATTTGCATAGCCTGCGCCGTCCATGTGGCCAATTTTGTGCGGGGGGACGCTGTAAAGGCGGCAAATTTCTTCAACACTAAAACGTAAGCTCTCAATTAACTGCGACTCCTGGAAGTTCGCAGCTACCGGCTTGTACTCTGCCCCCTCAGTTAAAACAGCGGTCCGCCCCTTGTACTCCTTGTTCAGTTCGTCGAACTGTCGGCCTATTTGCTTAACGCGGTCCGCGTCACGAATAGTGCCTTGAATTTGTAAAATACCTTTAGGCATTCCGCCGTTACCATAAAAGCCGCCCATGTGGGCAGTTGCGGCCATTGATGTGCCGATTATTTCTTTTGCGTAAACAATCGGGCTAACTCCGTTAATACCGTCAAACGACCAGTATTTAAGGTGTATTAACTGGTTGGGGTTTAGGCGTAGGTTAATACCGTTGCGTAGGTGCAACTGGTAGATAAGCTCGCCGCTGGTAGTATCAACTGTTACCAGTTCGGTATCGATAAGCTCTAGGCCGGCTAGGTTATTACCGCTACGTACTGGCAGTACGTAAGCGTTACCCCGCAGCAAAAGCTGCGTTAACATAGCCTTACGGAAATCGTAGCTATTGTACGCCTCGTTTGGTCGCTTGCTTACTAGGTCGTTAATAAGGCCAGGCTGAAATAGTAGGCCCTGCTCCGTTTCGCGGAACAGCTGCCACGGCAGTGAGGCTATGGTGTTCCCGATTAAGTTAACGCAGGCGTACAAAGCGCTCACCTTTGGCGCGTTTGTGCTGCTTACATTCTCGCCCGCTAACGTAGCGTTACCCCCGAAAAGATTGATTAGCCAGGGCTTAGGGCTTATTACTCCACTAACGCTACGCTTTATACGGTCATACCATGCCATAACACAAAGTTACACAAAAATTATATCTAATTCCTCATAAGTCGACATTCCGGTACTAGCATTGTGAACATAGCCAGCTAGCGCCGTAATTAGCGCAGCCGTGCCGTCTATGCGGTCCGGTGCCTTATCCTTTTGAAAGGTCCAGTTATCGTTCTTATCAATGTGCAGGCTAGTGTTCGCAATCATCCAGGCGGTAATCGGGTTTCCGTCGTGTGTTATGCCTTTCGTGGTGACCATTCGGTAAAGTAGTTTCATAGGCTCGTTTACCATAAGGGCAGACTGGCGCACCTCGTAACAAAACTGTTTGCCATATTTACTGCGTAAACGCTCTACGGTTTCCGCTGCGTTCCAGGGGTCAAAGAAAATACCTTCTACCGGGTGCTTGTCTATAATACTTTCAATCATTGCTATGCGGTGGTCCGTTGTAGTTACCTCACCTTTCACCATGTCCAGCTTGCCGTTCTTTATCCAGTTGCGTGCTAGGTTAGGGTATTTCTGTTTACGCTTTGTCATGGCATGGTCGGTAATTTGGTAATACTGGACCGTGTAAAAGCGTTCCCCGTTAAAATACACTACCGCATAGGCTGTAAAGTCATTCACCGCGGCAAGGTCAACCCCTAAGAAACAGCGCCACTTGTCTAGCGTCTTGGGTTTAGGGCCTTCGCACTTGAGCCATTTGCCTAGTTCAATGTATGGCTGGGCGCTACCGGCCCACTGGTTTAGGTGAAGCTTACGCAAACTTAGCAGCGTCGGCTCGTCGTGCTTGGCTGTGTTGCTTAATTCCTCTAAGTATTGTAACGTAACCGTTATACCCAGGGACGGGTTAGCCTTTGCCCATACCTTCGGGTCGTGCGGGTCTTCCTCGTCCGTAGCTCCGTAAATGATAGTTAGCCAGCTTGGGTCAATACTTGGCTGCTCTTTTACGCGCTCTGCGTATTCGTGCCACTTGTGAGCAAAGCTGTAAGCACTGCCTGCCGTGGTAATAGCTACCATTTGGCTAGGGCGTGAGGCCATAGACGTACGCAGGGCTTCCCACAGTTCCGGACCTTTTACCTCATTCCAGCTGTGTATTTCGTCGCATAAGATAAAAGAGGGGTTAAGGCCGTGGTTACTGCCCCCGTCGCTGGTAATGGTCTTTAGGTAGCCTGGCTTACCCTTTAGCCGTATTTCCTTACGGTATGGCTCCAAGACCTTTTGCAGCTCCGGGTTCAATAAAATCATGTTACGGACGTAGCCAAACAAGATACCGGCCTGCTCCCTGGTTGCAGCTGCTAGCACTACCTGGGGGTTGGTTCCTTCCTTAAAGCCTTTAAGCATGTGGGCTATTGCTAGCATAGCGATAAAAGCGCTCTTACCGTTCTTACGTGGTATTTCTAGCCATACCATGCGCTTACCCTCGGCATCACGTATAAGCTTACGCTGCCATTCCATAAGCTTTACCGGTTGACCGGCTCCGCTATCCTCAGTTAAGACGCAAAAGCGCTCAATTATAGATTCAGTCCAGGTTAACTGCATCGCCCACAATTTTGCGCAGTTTCTCTATTTCGGCGTTTGCCTGCTTTAGTGCTTCCATTGCTGGGTTTTTTCTTAATACTGGTTTGCCTCGGTCGGTTTGTGCCTCCAGTATAGCGCCGTGCTTATCTATGCTGGCCTCGCATTCTGCCTTTACCCGCTCCCAGCGTGCTAGTTCCTCAATCATTTGGCTAAAATAGGTTATTTGGGGTGTTTTGGTCCTTACCC